TACGATAAAGTCATTGTTCCGTTTGCTGTGTTAAGAGTAAGAGTATTAGCACATGCTCTTGGAAGCTCACCTGATGAACAAGTTATAGTAACTGTTACACCACTCTCATCACCTAAAGCAGCTCCCGTTGCACCTTCTATAGATGAAAGGGTAGCAAACATTTGAACATTACCCAAAGTAGAATCCTCTAATTGGTATGCTTCAGAAAGACCAATGCAGAACGTATTTCCATCATAACCCTGAGCAACAACAACAATGTGTTCGTTTTTCATTGCATCTAAACATCTTAGATGAGCAGAGTTCATATTTGGCACAAAGAAAGAAACAGTGTGTTCAAACAAAATTGTTCCACCTTCTTTTGAACCACTTGTAGATAAAGAACCTGTACCTTGTTTAAGGTCAAACAATTCTAAAGGGTTAGCAGCAGTAAAAGAAACAGCGTGAGCAGCTCCCGCAGTATTTGTAAAAGTTACAGCAGATGCATCGTCTAGTAAACCGATACCCACATATTGTATCCCGCCTCTCCTTTCTAAGTCACCGTGTGATATAGCTAAATTTTCTATTGGCATTTTATTATTTTTTTAAAAGTTAGAAATTAAGGGGGAGTATTTCATCCCCCATTAATTATATTAATTATACACCGATTGCGTTAGGAGTGTAATATACAGCCAATTTAGCATCTTTCAATGCACAACCTACCATATAAGAAACTCTAAAACGATACGCTTTGTTATCCATAGAGTACCATTGCTCTACTGAGTTCTCATCGAAGTCAGTACCTACAACAAAAGCATCTTGTGTAGTTAACAATGCTCTGTGAGTTTCGTTAGCAGAAGTACAACCATTGATTTCTGAAGCATCAGAAGCAATAGATGTATCCCAATCTCTACGTACTATTAAAGGAATACCTCTATAAGTAAGATTTGGAACACCGTTTACTAATGCACCGTAACCTGCTGCTGCATAAGCAGAAGCCTCTAAAGTAGAAGCCATATAGTCATCAGCAATATCTCCTGATACGAAGAATACGTGATTTCCTGCTTCTAATAATTCAGCAGAAGCAGAGTCATATAAACCTTGTAAGATTTTTACACCGTTACCTGCAACTAAAGCCGCATCATCAGCTTGTGTAGTAAGACCTGAGTATTCTCTTGTTAATGCAGTTGCACCTGCTTCTCTTGCCACTTGGAAGATACCATCGTAGATACCGTAGTCAGCATCAGCTTCAGCAATATCTGATAACCATAGTTGACGGTTGAAGTCAGCTTTTACACCTTGTCCGATTAAGTCAAGAAGAATAGTCTTTACAACTGAACCATCAACATTGTCAAAGTCGTGTCCATTACGCATTAATTGACCTTTCATTTTATTGAAAAGTTCGTGAGCTCTAAACTCAAGCTCAGCTTCTACACGAGAAGGAGTGATTGTGATTGTAGAACCTTTATCTGAATCACCTTCAGCAGAGAAAGCACCGTTTGTGAAAGCCTTAGTAATCTTTCCTAGTTGATTGAACTTGTCAATCACAGTAGTACCTTTAATGTTAGGTAATACTTCCATATACTGCATATAATCCTGACCCATAAAGATAGGTTGGATGATTGCTTTATTTACATCATACTGCTCAACAGTAGGTAAACTTGTTAATTGTATAGCCATTTTGTATTATTTATTAATTATTTTAAAATTGATTTAGCAAAAGCATCCCATTCGTTTACAATAACATCTTTCTCGTTGATAGATGGGTCATTGTCAGCTTCTACGTTAGTTTCAGTAGCTTCTAATTTAGCTAATTTAGCTTCCATATCAGAAATCTTGTTATGTAAGTCAGCAATAACGCTTTCTTTTTCACCAACAAGACCTGCTAATTCTTCTTTTTCTTCACGTAAAGAGTTAGCGTTTTCTTCAAGTTCTTCGAACTTATTAACGATAACGTCATTGTCAGAAATAGAAATAGAAACTTCATTAGAAGGAGCAGAAACTTCCTCTCCCTTAACAGCGTTTAAGATTTCTTCTTTAACACTATTGAACCAAGTTTTTAATTCTTCGGTCATTTTTTTCTTATTATTAGTTAAACTTAATTTATCATTAACCTCTTTCTCGTTGACGTTAGTAAACTTTGAAAGGTCAAAGAATGCAGCAACTTTCATAGGCTCTGTAATAGTATCTATAAAACCTAATTCCATTGCTTCCTGACTAGATAACCAAGTTTCTTTATCCATCATATCCGAAAGAGTTTCAAACGAAAGGTTTGTCTTTCTCGAATATATTTCTATAATCTCCTCTTTTATCTTGTCAAGTAAATCAGCAGTCTTACGCATATCACCTGCTTCACCTGCCGATTGTCCAAAAGGATTGTGAATCATAAAGAATCCGTTTTCTGACATCTCTATATTATCTCCCGCCATCGCAATAACAGTTGATATAGATGCAGCTAAACCTTCAATCTTAATGTTTACATATCCATTGTGAGAACGTAAAGTATTGTAGATAGCTAAACCATCAAACACACTGCCACCAACAGAGTTGATACGCAATGTGATGTCAGCAGTTCCAACAGCTTTTACTTCCTCTATAAAGTTTTTAGCAGATGTTCCGTAGTCACCTATTTCATCATAAATAGATATTTCTACACTATTATCTGCCTTATTTTCTATTGAATACCATTTGTTCATTTTGCAAAATTAATAATTAATGTATTATATCTTTCGCAGAAAATGGATAATTATCTAATATTGTAGTCTTTGTTGAATTTACGCTTGTGCTTATACATAATATTTTGAATGGTTCTTTCTGATACATCATACT